TCCGAGATTGAAAGGCTGAAGGAAACGGATGAGCATTACTGGCAGGTGTACGGTCTTGGTGAGCGAGGACAAAGCAAGTCAGTAATCTTTACACACCAAACCGTTGAGAGTATTCCGGAAGGTGCATCGTTGATTGCAGCAGGTATGGACTTTGGTTTTACCAATGACCCGACTACCCTTGTTGTAGCATACCGCAAGGACATAGACCTGTACTTTGAAGAGCTTGTATATGAAACGGGGTTGACCAACAGGGACATACACAAGAAACTTCAGTCGCTTGGCTTTGACAAGCGCACGGAGATATTCGGAGATAGTGCCGAGCCAAAGAGTATCAAGGAGCTTCAGTTGTTTGGTTGGAATATAAAGCCAACGGCCAAAGGGAAGGATTCCGTAATGGCTGGTATTGATATGCTGAAGCGTTATAGAATTAATGTAACTAAATCAAGTGTGAACTTGATTAAGGAATTAAGAAACTATAAATTCGTAGAGGACTACAACGGAAAGGTATTGAACAAACCGGTGGATGCTTACAACCACGCCATAGATGCGGTGAGGTATGCAACATACAACCGAATGTCAAGACCAAACTACGGAAGGTACGCAGTTCGTTAAAATCGTTATTTAGCTATGGACATTGACATTATAATTCCTGAAGGTTTACAGGACATTACACTTGAGCAGTATCAGAAGTTCCTTGCCTTGAAAAGCAAGGACGATATGTTTCTTACTCAAAAGGCAGTGGAGATATTCTGCAATGTTCCATTGATACTTGTAGATAAGATGCCGTACAATACCGTTCAGCGACTTGCTAAACGTGTTTTTAGTTATTTTGAGGGCAACCCTTCGCTTGTGAAAAGAAAACGCCTTAAAAGCGTTCTTTATGGTTTCACTCCAAACCTTGAGGATATAACGCTTGGTGAGTATGTTGACCTTGATGCCAATGTAACGGATTGGAATAATATGCACAAAGCAATGGCCGTGTTGTACCGGCCTGTTGTTAGCGAAGCAGGAGAGTATTACGAAATAGAGGAATATGATGGTACGGACAAGTATTCCGAAGCAATGAAGCAGATGACGTTAGAAGTGGTACTTGGTTCGCTGGTTTTTTTTTATCGTTTAGGAATCGACTTGTCGATAGCTATGACGGAATCTTTGGAGGAGCAGATGAGCACGACCTCTCTGCCGAAGCAAACTTCGGAAGAAAGTGGGGATGGTACGGAAGTTTTTATCAACTCGCTCAAGGAGACGTTACAAAGTTTGAAGCAGTTAGTAGACTCCCCTTACACTCCGCTTTAATGTATCTTGAATTTGAGAAAGAGAAAATAGACACGGAAAAGAAGTTACTTAAACAATGAGAGGATACTACGATATATTAGAGAAGCTACGAGTAACGCTTGAGGCAAACCCAAGCGTGAATACCGTAACGGAAGGAGACCTGCTTGACGTTGACCTTGCAAAGCAAACCATCTTTCCATTGTCGCACATTATTATTCAGAACGCTACGTTCCAAGAACACACCATTACGTTCAATATGAACATATTGTTTATGGATTTGGTTGACTTCAACAAGGATGAGCCAAAGGCTGACAAGCCTTTTAGGGGAAACAACAACGAGCAAGATGTTCTCAACACAATGCTTCAGGTGGCCAACAAACTATGGAGCGACCTATCACGAGGCGACCTATACACGGACAAGTACCAAATATCGGGAACACCAAGTTGTGAGCCATTCGTAGAACGCTTTGACAATCAAGTAGCCGGATGGGATTTAACCGTTGCTATATCAATTCCAAACTCCGATATAAGTGTCTGCTCTTGAGCCTAACCATTTAAAAGAAGTCTTTGACAAGTTCGGGAAGTATGTCGTGCAACAAGCACGAACCAACCTAACCAAAAAGAAGAAGAACGTTTCCAAAACGCTATACGATAGTATTCAGTACAAGGAAACCACAAGCCAAACAGGAGCTTCCTTTTCTTTTGACTTTCTTATGGAGGACTACGGAGAGTTCCAAGACAAAGGGGTTAGTGGTATCAAGAAGAAATACAACACACCATACAGTTATACCAACAAGATGCCGCCACGTGGCCCATTGGACAAATGGGCAGTACGCAAAGGGCTTCAAGGTGTTCGTGATGACAAGGGTAGGTTCATATCTCGCAAGAGCTTGGTCTACCTAATTCAAAGGAAGCTATACTATAAAGGTATTGAGCCGAGTTACTTCTTTACAAGAGCATTTAAGTTGGGCTTTCAGCGTTTGCCGGTTGAGGTTCGCAAAGCATTTAAACTTGATGTTGAGGATTTTATGAAGTTTACCCTTAAAAATATATTCTAATGCCCATTGTATCACCACAAAGTTTAGTAGGAGCAAGAAGCCCTATATACATTACGGCTAATTATTCTGCCCTTGCTACATCTCTAACAGATGTACAGTTTGAAGTGTTCATATGGGCAGGTGCAAGGAACTCAAGACCTGCATCAGCACAATACACTTTGTTTAGAGATGTGTTTGCAGGAACTGATGTCTCCTTTGACATTGCTCCAATGGTTCGTGAGTATCTATCTAACGAGTACGAAAACTTTGACGGCACAACCGTTGCATACGCACCTGATGGCAGCGTAGTGTGGGTGCAAATAGACTACAATGTTAGCTACTACAACAAATCAGACCCTCCGACAATTTCTAACGATACAGGAAGCTCGGAAATCTTTGAGGCATCTAACGGATATCACATATTTATTGAGGCCTCTAACAAAGAGGTGAACAAAGGATTCGCAAGTGTCAATGCAGTTAAGTACATTAAAGATTCAGGCAACGAAGTTGTGCCTGTATATCTTGGTAAGTGGGGTGAGGGCTATGACATCTATTGGGCTTACAAGGATAGAGTATTGGCAGATGGCGGTACTGTTGAGGGAGGTAGTGCTTGTGCAAATATCGGGCTGCACAAAGTAGAGTATTTAGGTGATAGTGGATACAATGTAGACTTACCTATTACTGAAGCGCAACTACAAGGTCTACAAGCAGAGGAGAGAGTGATGCTACTACCTTGTGGTGTTACCAACCTTACTACTTGGTTGGATAGCGTAGGTGAGCCGTTGACCTATGTAAATTACTACGACCTCAACCTCAAGGACAAAGATGGCACTACATTAGACACTCGTAGATTCTATCCTACTTGTGAAGCAAAGTACACACCGGCACATATGCAGTTTGTGAACAAGAATGGTATGTGGGAAAGCGTAACCTTCTTCAAGCGCAGCGAGGAAGAGGTTAGCACTTCCGGAGAACAATACCGCAAGTCAATAGGAAGCAGTTCGTCAGCAGGATTCACATACTCCACAACAAACCCATTGTACCAACGCTACAACGTAAACGGAAGAAAACGTTTTACGCTGAACACGGGTTGGGTAGGCGAGGACTACAATGCTATAATGGAGCAAATGATGATAAGCGAACGTGTAATGCTTGATGACGTTCCCGTGAACGTATCAACACAAAGCCTAACGCTTCAAAAGTCTGTCAACGACAAGACAATTAACTACACCGTACAGGTGGAAGAAGCATTTGACATTCGCTATGTATAAAGTATTGCTTTACATAGACGGCCAACGGGCCGACTTGTTTGAGGACGAGAACATAGAAATGACTTTGACTACACAAAACGTCAAAGACATCTCAAAGGTATTCGGAGATTACAGTAATGGTTTTACGCTTCCGGCCTCAACAACAAACAACGCCATATTTAAACACTACTACAACGTTGACTTGTTGGGTGGCTTTACGGCCAACCTACGAGCAGATAGTTTTATTGAAGTAAACAACAACCTTTTTAAGCAAGGCGTATTAGAGCTTGAGGAGGTACAAATGAAAGACAACGAGGCCTATGCCTACTCCGTGTCTTTTTATAGCAACACAACGGCCCTGAAGGACTTGTTCGGTGAGGATACACTCAACGACCTTGACCTATCAGCTCAAGACCATCAGTACAACGACACGAACATTGTAACAGGATTCAACTCCTATGTTAGTGGTACGGATAGTGCAATTATCTACCCTCTCATCTCACCTGTTGCGAATTGGTATTACAACTCAAGTGGTAGCGACCACACTCCAAGTAATATCTACTATCATAGTGGACACCCTGAACACGGAGTATTCTACTATGACTTAAAACCTGCAATTAAGTTGCAGAAGATTATAGATGCGATAGAAGCAAAGTATGGTATAGAGTTTCAAAGCGACTTTTTTGCTTCTGCTGATTTTGGTAAGTTGTTTATGTGGTGTCATAGGAGAGCAGGGTATATGTTCAAAGACCAACCGACAGGTGCGACTCCAGAGCTAATACCATTAACATCGGGTGGGGGTACACCGTTTGATGACACCCTACATAGATTTCCCGTAACCGCCACCGCAAATCCTGCATTAATATCTTACAGTCCTTCTACAACTGCCTCTACCAATTATAGAATAGATGTGTTTATTAACGATGAGCTATTTAGCTCTAAAGAACATACAGGCTCTGCAACTAATGTTTTTGTTTTCCTGCCAACCCTTTCGGTAGGCGATTATGTAGATATGCGTTTAGCTCCATCGGGTGATGGTGGTGCAGTAACCGTTAATGTATTTGCTAATTGGTATGCGGATGTTTCAGGAGTAACCTTATTAGCTGCTACGGGATTAACAAGTGCAATGACTACCGCAGGTATAGTAACTGTATCAGACCAAATGCCAGAGCAGAAGATTAGTGATTTCATAGGAAGCCTTGTAAGGGCTTTCAACTTGGTCATAGTTCCTGTAGCTAACAATAAATACGACATTGAACCTTTAGACGATTGGTATGCAGAAGGCACTACAAGAGATGTTACGGAATACATTGATACAGAAGAAATCACTATCCGTAAGCCATCACTCTATCGTAGAATCAATTTTAAGTACAACGAA